CGACTGCGTATTTGTACCCCTTATTCGTATCACGGTGGAAGTACTCCCTGGCTGTAAGCAGACGAGACCAGTGTTTGGCGATAGAACGCCCTAGTAACCATTCAAGTATCTCTTCCTGTATCCAAATAGGTAGGCGATCAGTCGCCGCAGTTAAATCATAAGAGTAAACCTGAGCCCCTGATTGGGCTGTGAAAGACCGGACACGTTCAGAAGCTGCATCCTGGTTAAAGGTTCCATCGGCCTCAATTTTGGCTAAGAAATGGAAAATGGTATCGTGCAGAGGAGTCAGTAGTGTCTGTGTCCAGTAATCCACAATGGCTACAACACGTCTCTTACCTCCCCACTCCTCGAAATCATGTAGACGACCAGTGTATATGAGAGAATCAGGCATAGAATCATAGGATGGTAGGGATACTACACCTAATAAATCGTTAACAAGCCATGGCATACCAGATTCGGTAGCCAAGACCTGAAACGATTGATAAAGAGCTGTATTACCTAGAAGGGCCTTAGCATCAGAATGGGCGGTCCAAGTAGCAGGGCCGTTAGGGCCAGAAGTTGAAATGATGAAATGATGATGTTGTTTACATCTACGACGGTACTCAGCTTTGAAATCAGAGCGTGTAATACCCAGTGAAGCTAAAAGATCGACCATATTGGAGAAGAATGCTTTACCATCCTTATCAGGGAAGACAGTACCCTTATCGGTAATACTTTCGAAAGAAAGGGGAGCGCTGAAGGCCATGACACGATCAAGTGATAACAAGGCAATAACAATACGATCAAATTGGATTATATCCAATAAAGGGACATTAGTAGCTAAAAGGTTATCCCGGAACTCCATTATACGGTTCAAGGCCGAAACCTCTGAAACATTACGGCCAGCTAAAACTGCATCGAAACCAGGCTGATTAGCCTCTTTAGAAATCATATTGGCAAAGGCTACACCACCTCGCATGTAATTGAAGTAGGTGATACGGGCACGCTTAAGGTTATTCGACAGTTCAGTCGCGTCACCGAAAGAAAGTGATACAATCCTATTATAGGCTAACTGTAGCAGTTGTGAAAGTTGGGAAGCAAAAGACCAGCCGAATAAGGATACGAACAATCCTATAGCGGTCATGATGGAGTCAAACCGTTTTAAGGTTGAAGGTTTAGATTGAACCTTCTGTTGAAATAACAGTGGGTAAATACGTCGCATGTGAATAAATAGTGCCCATTTACTTTTAGGGCTTAATCACTTCTTCGTGCCTGACAGGGCCTAACATGCCAGATGGTTCCAAGGTCTGGGGGGAACATTTGATAACGCCTTATAAAGGTCGTAAACCACCAAATGAACTCTAAAGATAAAACGCCGGCTATAGCCAGGTCCCATGTTTGGTTCTATGGGGCTAAGAACTCAGATGATCCTTACTTCAACTAGAGACGCTGTAGGCCTCACCGTTCTACCCATAAGGTGTCTGCCATCTGATACAGTGGCACAGGGGGCAATTTTGGAAGAATCATATTAAGTGATAGTGGCTATAACAGCAAAGGCTCTAGCTTCCGGGGAGGTCCTTAGAACGTGCTGCCTAGTAGACATCTTAATATAAACATGTAAGTAACCGGTAACATTAGGGTCGCGACTAATCTCATTTTCAAATACATGTCCATGAGTAATAGCCAAGTAAAAGGGAAGGTACCATCCTCTATTAGTGTATTGTATCCAATGTAATCCATAGAACATAGCTATCCATCTAGATCTATACCTTTGATATGGCTCAAAGAGTGTAGAGTTATTCTAGGGAAACCGTTAGTTACGGCATAAGTGTCCGGCCAGAGCTGCTATAATACAATCAAACCGTAGGATACCATCCATCTAAGGACAGTGAATGAGTATGATGGTGCTACATGAAAGAAGCACAAGTAGAAGTATTCGAACATCCTTTTGTTCTAAGTTATTATGCAGGTTCGCTGCTATGCTAGGAGACTAATCCTAGGACAAAGATAGACGAAAGGCAGTAGGTTGCCAGCCGGGTGGTAACAATATATTTGACACATAGCTTGGCAGTGTGTCTTCCCAAAATCGGGCCGTTAGGTTATGTAACAGACAATTTACCCTACTAACGGGGTGGATGAATGCTCCACTGCACGTAGTCCGGATTTGAGTGGTCCACGAACCCCACTCGGTAGTAATATCACTATACTCGTGATCGCAAGTATAGAAGGTTGTCCTACCATGGTCTGTCTAGAGTAAAACCGGTTAGTCACCTCCCCTAGTTGTTTAGACCACCATACAAATATATGGGATAAAATGTTAATGGAACAGTGTGAGTAGGGGGTAATCAGTAGGGATTAAGCTATTACCCTGACTTTTATTATAGAACTGATTACAGTAGCTAGCTATAATCAATACTATTATACCGAATCCCTACTAGTATAGCGACATGTAAATGTCGTACGGGGTTAGATGTACCCCTCATGGCTCACAATAGAGGTGTCCCGTATAGATGGGTCTTCTCGTGTTGGCTAGACACGATGGATGGTCG